GTCAGTTTGGTTTCTGATCCTGCGATCGATAGCGCTCGCGTTAGCCAAGTAGCTGCGAGCGAAACAGAGACCGATGAAGTCGAATCAACCGATGAGAATTCTGATCCTACAAATGAGGAAACAGAAAAAACAAATCCAACAACCGAAGGAGAACAAGTGTCAGACACTACCGTTCCAGAGAGCGCCGCTGCCGAAACGGTAGAAGCGTCTAAGCATGTACCAATGGCGTACACCGCGCCACGTTCACCTATTGTCGATAAGGTTTCTTATTTACAGTATTCACTTAAGGCGTCAGTTTTACACGATGAGGACGCTCGCCAATATGTCAAAGCTGCGGATAACACAACATCAACAGCACCGGGCATGGTTCCAACACCACAGAGCCGCACAGTTATCAACGCGTTAGCAAATGCTGATCGTGGCATGATCGACGCACTATCTCGCGAAGCTCTTAGCGCAACAGGTATGACATTTGAGCTTCCAAAAGTTACAGCTGTGCCAACCGTTTCAAACATTGCTGAAAATGCTGCGATTACAGAATCAAATTTAAGCGCAACTTACATTTCAGTTTCAGTAAACTCATTTAAGGGTCGCGCAATCTCAACAATCGAACTTATCGATCGTTCAGACCCAAGCTACCTAACAGCATTGCTCCAGAATCTTGAGTTCGCTTACGCAAAAGCTACAGATCAATTCGCTGTCGGAACTATTGCTGGAGCTGGTCAACAGACAGGCGTTAACGCTAATACAGCTGCGGGATTCCTTGCTTACACATCACAAGCCGCTGGCGCTGTTTATTCATCGTCACTTGGCTTCGCTCGTAACCTAGTAGTTAGCCCCGGACAATGGACTAATATCATGGGTTACAACGACAATGGCGCACCTCTTTACAATGCGGCGCAACCATCAAACGCGGCTGGAAATGTTCGTGGCGATTCACTTCGCGGCGTAGTTTCACCGGGTCTAAATCTATTCGTTTCACGTTCAATCGGAAACGCTGGTCCAACTACATCGACAGGCGATTTCTCAATGGTCGTCGTCAACCCAGACGCATGGACATGGTACGAAAGCCCACGTTTTGAGCTGCGTACTAATATCCAATCCGATGGAACCGTCGATATCCTGTATTACGGTTATGCCGCAATCGCTCCAAAGATTCCTTTCGGCGCTTGCTGGAACCAGACCTGAGATAACTAAATAATCATCGGTCGTTTCGCTCCCGAGGCGACCGAGCAGAATCGAGAGAGGATCGCTAATGCCAATTATCACCGCGGACGAACTTCGCGCCGTTTTAGGCGTTAGCGATTCTCTTTACCCTGACGCATATCTCGATCTTATGATCGCCAGCGCTGAGGGTGCGATCCTGCCGTTACTGACTGGCTATCAATCAGCCATTACAGGGATCGAAGTTAAAGATGGCATGGCGTTTTATACGACTCAGCGCATTAACTATTTCGTGCCGGGTCAAGCTGTAATAATTTCAGGCTGCGGAGCTGCGTTTGATCTAACCGTTACGGTCAATGATCACAAAATCGCGCCTTACATATTTACAAGCGCAACAGCTGCGCCAGATCAAATTTTTACGCCTAAAATTCCCGCTGGTTTAGCTGTATTGAACGGCTCAACAGCTGAGGATCTATATTCAGGCGTAGCGCCTGTAAAGTCGGCGCTATTGGTTGTATCCGTTGAAGTATTCCAATCAATCACAGCTCCGGGTAATACTTCGGCTCAGGTTGACTTTAATCCATCGCCGTTCGTATTGGGTCGCTCTTTACAAAATCGCGTAATTGGTTTATTAGCTCCATTTATTGACGTTGAGACTATGGGTCAATAAATGCCAACACCAACCAGTATTCAGGCTAACGTTCGTGCGCCACTAGCGACCGCTCTCGCTGGCGTAACGGCTTCGGTCTATGAATCAGTACCCGAGGCGGTTATTCCGCCCGCTGCGATCATCGTGCCGGGTACTCCGTATTTAGAAACGACTCTAATTAGCAGCTCGATCCAATTAAAAGTCAATTTTACAATCTCAGCCGCCGTCGCGTATAACAATAACGCGGGCGCTCTCGATAATCTCGAGAAGCTAGTCATACAGATTCTCGCGGCTATTCCGTCGGGATATATTGTCGGCGACGTATCGCGTCCGTCGATCGTTGCGTTAGGTTCGAGTAATTTACTTATTTCGGATATTGACGTTAGCACTTACTACAAACAGGAAAACTAGGAGACAAAATGCCAACAACAATCGTTACCGGACGCGACATAACTTTTACCATCGATGGTGATACTTATGACGCTCAAGCAACAGCCGCGACTCTTACCATCGAGTCCACAATCAACACTTACCAGACACTAGACGGTAAGGCTTATTACACAACAGATACACAGGGAACTTTCGACGTCGAAATGCTTGCCGACTGGACAGCTGGCGGATCATTATGCGCTTCACTATGGAACGCCGCTGATAGCGCACCTAATACGCCACTAGCCGTCGTATTTACAGCCGCAAGCGGATCAGTGTTCAATTTCAGCGTACAGCCAATATTCCCAAGCGCGGGCGGCACAGCACCAGATGCCCAGACTGTATCTCTCAGCTTTACATGCGTGACAACACCAACACTATAGAAAAGAAATCGGGAGCATGAAACTACAAATACATATCGAAACAACAGACGGCATGACAGTTACCACAACAGCGCAACCACCAGAGTTCGCAAAGTGGGAACAAAAGACCGGGTACACAATTCAACAGGCTCAGGAAAAGATCGGAATTTCCGACTTAATGTTTCTAGCGTGGAACGCTTTAAGACGTGAGGCAGCTGGTAAGCCAGTCAAACCTTACGAAATTTGGTGCGAGATGGTAGTCGATATTACGGTCGGAGAAACCGAAGCCCCAAAAGCTACAGCCGAGGAAGCCTAAGCTACTTAATCGTAGAACTGTCGATCGCGACAGGGATTCCGATGAGTGAGTGGGTTGACGCGGCGGACATATTGACAGCGCTTGAGATATTGGAGAAACGAAATGGCGGAAAGTAAGGAAGTCGTTCAATACGACAAAGCCGAACTTCGCGCTATTACTGGAGCGTTTAAGGCGATGGACGATGAAGCTGTTAATCAAGCCAAAGAGCAATCAAGCGCACTGGCTACCTATTTACAGAGCAAGATCAAATCGGCTGCTGGTTCGCTTAATTCCGCGTCGGTTGCTGGTCGAATTGCTGAGGGTTCAAAAGTAAGCAAGTCGTCTAAGATTGGCGAGATTTCATTTGGTTTCGCTGGACAAAAATTTAGCGGTGGCGCTACAACCAAAGATTTATGGGGCGGCTCAGAATTTGGATCAAATAAATTTAAGCAATTCCCAATTTGGTCGGGATCAACTGGGCGCGGATCGACTGGCTATTTTATTTATCCAACGCTTCGAGCTGAGCAAAGCTATCTAATTGCTGAGTGGGAAAAGGCTTTCACTTCAATAGTTAAGAGGTTTGACTAATGGCTGACGGATCAAGAACGCTCAAGCTCTCGATTCTGGCTGACGTCGATAATCTTAAAAAAGGATTAAATACAGCCGCCGATGAAACCGAATCGTTTGGTACAAAGTTAGGCAATTTTGGAAAAGTCGCCGGGGCTGCGTTTGCGGCAGCTGGCGTGGCTGCTGCTGCTTATGCTGGAAAACTATTGGTCGATGGCGTTAAGTCAGCGCTAGAGGACGAAGCAGCACAGGCAAAACTTGCGTTAACGCTAAAAAATGTAGCTGGCGCAACCGATCAAGTGATCGCAAATACTGAAATTTGGATATCAAATATGGGTCGCGCGTTTGGCGTTGCTGACGATCAATTACGCCCAGCTTACGAAAGATTGGCACGAGCTACTGGATCAGTCGAACAGGCACAAAAACTAGCTACGTTATCACTGGATATCGCGGCTGGCACTGGTAAGTCTTTAGAGGCAGTTTCAAACGCTTTAGGCAAAGCCTACGAGGGCAATACTGCGGCACTGGGTAAATTAGGAATTGGATTAGATAAAGCCGAATTAAAATCCATGACGCTGGACGAAGTTACGGCTAAATTGTCCGAGACATTTGGCGGTCAGGCTTCGGCACAAGCTGACACATTTCAAGGCAAATTGGCACGTTTGAGTCTTACATTTGACGAAGCTAAAGAGACAGCAGGAGCGTTCGTACTTAATGCTCTAACGCCGCTAGTCGATTTTATAGTCACTAAAGCAATTCCAGTACTTAGCGATTTAGGTTCACAAGTCGGAGAGAAGTTAAGTCCGGTGTTTGGAAGTATTAGCAATTTTGTTACGGAAACCGTAATTCCATCATTTATAGCTTTATACAATTACATTATAACTTATGTAATTCCAGT